GATAATGATGGCGAGTATCACATATACCATTATAGTATGGGTAAATTCGGAGATGATAATGTAGTGGGCAATAACATTGCGTATCTATACCTATATCCGTGGGTAGATTTTCCTGAAGAAGATATTACTATTGTAGAAGAATTTTATAGAAAGTTGAAAGACCACATAACCGTAAAGAACAGAATTTTAATTACAGAATTTTCTAAAGAAAGAAAAACTGGTAAATTACATTTCCAAGAATTTAATCCTAGACCTTCTGGAGAATTTGAATTAGGCACTTTCGATTGGAATATTGGCAAGTTCAATACACTAGTAGATTTATTCACAAACAATGTAGAAGATGAAATAGATTACTATCAACAACGTTTAGAAATATATTTCGATAATGTCTATAATAATAGATTGTTTGGATGGGGCACATATGACGGATTAAAAATCGAAAATCTCCCATATTCACGAAAAATAAAAACGTGGAACACAAAGTAAAATGGACATAAGTGACTTTGTAATAGAACTTCCACAAATAGAATTTAATCCTAACGACTTTTTAAGTTTCATAGACAACTATGAATTTAAAAACTACATAAGTTCGCTTGGTAATAAGACACCACAAGACGTATGTTACGATAAGAAACTATTAGAAGAAGATATAATACGACACTATCTTAATATCTTTAAAGACTTCAATATAAGTTTTGATTACATTGATGCTTCTAAAGGCACAGGATTTGCTGGTTGGCAGTTAGTTGCTGGCGACTTTAGCAATCAAGGATTAGCAAGACACATTGATACATATCGACCAACGTGTATAACGTTTCCACTTACATTCCCACAATCACTAGACTTCCACGAAACACAAGAAACTGAAGATATATTGTTCACATATCAATATCCTTCGTCTATTGTGATACTAAACTCGGGTACTAAATCACATTCAGTTAGCCCAACAACCGATACCAGACTGCAATTCCAGTTCGATTGCTACAATTCTTGGGAAGAAGTGAAAGAATTAGTTAAATTATATAAATAAAACTAGAAAAAGGGTTGACATTGTGGTTTAGTTATGTTATTATTATATATATCAACGAGTGTCTATGTCTCCTCTAAACCTCTCTCATCGACACAGGACTCGTTGCTTTGCTCTATGCTTATGTTCGTAAGTATTAGAGTTGCCCTCTTCGGGGGGTTGGGATGGGTTAGACCTTAACGTACCATCCATAAAAAAGCACAAAAAGGTCCTTAAATTTAAGGGTTGTAAGACGGGAAGCCCGGTATCAGCAATGATGCTGGGTTTTCTTTTATCTAAATAGACCTATACTATTGAGAGAAATCACACAAAAATGAATTACATTGAAAAGATGAAATGGATTGGAACGGGCATGTTTGTCTGTGCAGGCGTATTGATATCCATCAATATTCCAGAATCAAAGTGGGCGTTTCCAATATTCGCAACGGGACATATCATAGCAATCTATGTGTTTGCAACGTTAAAAGACAAGCCATTGCTTGTACAGAATATGTTTTTCTTATGTATTGATTTTATAGGAATATATCAGTGGTTGTTGAAACCTATACTTTTTTCTTAACACTGATTAGATACTCAGTAAGAATCTTCGAACTTCCTACTCGTACATTGATAATACCATTGTAGTACTCATCGGTTTCAAGTACTCTACGGTCAAACTGTTCTTTTGCTTCTACGTAACTTAATGCACCACGACTCGGGCAATAGTGTAGAATCTCACGGGAAAATTTATCGGGACCTAATTTTTTTACATCCGCATTCAAATGGTCAGACGAACCCCAATAGGTTCTCCAATCACTTTCTTTAAATCCACGTCTTTTGTTCTTTCTTCCTTTAAGAGGTGGTTTAGTGGTTTTAAATCTTGCTAACTTCTTACCTACGTATTTGCGATTATTCTCAAGGTTCGTAATCAAATACACAAATCCCTCAGCATCATCAGGCAAATCACTCACAACTTTATTATTATATGTCCATTCACTCATTATTGTCTCATTGTTTATATCTTAATAGGTCTAAAGACCTAATATCTTCAGAAATTTCTTTTCGTTTCACTCAAAGAACATTTCATTGATATTTATTTCTTCCATATAATTATATATCTATATTATAAACTGCTTGATAGTTTGGAAGACACAATTGCCCATCCACCGGGGCAATTGCTAAAAAACTTGATAAGTTCGTCAGATTCTATGTCTAAGTTAGCCACTAGTAATGGCGAGGTCGGTTGGCGATTCCCTCTTAACTTAGTATTGCGTCTTTCGACCCAACGGCACTTTGATTAATCCACATAGAATAAAATATTATCAAAGTTGGTAGTATTATAATAATCTACCTGCAGTGTGTACATTTCTGTACGATATATACTAGTCACCCATGTACCTTTAGAGTACTGGATGTTTTACGTTACAAACAGTCGGTGTGGTTAACGAGAAGCAGTGTCGGAGTTCATCCCAACTTATCTGAACGTATGGTTCTCATACGCCCTCAATCCCGAGTCGGCATCCCGACTAACAGTTCCACTATGTATTGTTTTATTAGAATCATTATTAGCCATAATATCTTTAGATTTTGTATCGGGGAGGGGAATTTTATTAGATTTGAAATTTATTTGAATCAATTTATATTAGTTATGTTCACCATACTAACATAAAGAATTAGTGATGTCAACCCTTTTTATAACTTTTTTTATAAAATAGGTGTTCCAGCGTTTTTACTGAGTTCGAAGTTCTCAGAAACAACCTCATTTAAGTACTTTAAGTGATTCGCCGGCATATCATGGAGTTCAGATATACTGACACCCCCTCGCATAAACCAAGTTAGTTTATACAATGATTTGTGTAGAGTATCAAGTGATTTCTTATAAGACTCTTGTTTCTCTCTGACTTCGGTGTCGCTGGCAGTCTTTAACCAGCGGAGGAAAAATTTACAGGATTCATATCAAACGTAACTTTCTCTACGTTATCACATGCCTCACAAGTAAATTCAAATGTCGAAATCTCTGATAAGTCTGGCACAACGCTGTTGACAATTGTATTTACCTTTTTAACAATGTCTGCGGGCACATTGTTCATAAACTCTTCAATAGACTTGATATCTCTCACAACTGTATCTGGAGTTTCTATCCTATCAATTGCACTAATCAACAAGTCTACATTCTGTTTTGACACTTTTCTGAAACTAACAGCAAATTGTTTCGCCATTTCCATTTCTCGGGCATCATCATCACCTTCCTTTTCTTGGACAGATGACATACTTGACAATATTCTAGCCTGCTCAACTTCCATTAGTGCTAATCTAGTTAAACTGTCTAATTTTGGCGGAGTAACAAATATCTTTAGGTCTTCATGTTCGATTGGCGGAATATCATCAATATCTGGAAACTTTTCGAGAATGTGATTCATATCTATATTGTAATCAGCCTGTTCTTTACAATTTGAGCAAGTATGAGTATGTTCAACATCCTTGCCATATGTTGCGTATTTGATTGCTAAGAAAATTAGTTCTGCATCGACATTACATAAGTTTCTCGGATTTGGTATTGAAGGTACACAACTTTTTATAATGTTGACTAAAGCCTCTCCGTTAAGTAATTCGTCAGGATTTTGCATTGATATTTCATCAATAGCAGTCATCGGAAGTATAGGTAACTCGTCCAATACAGTTTTTTCTATTTCTGGATTAAATCTGCCACCAGTTGGAATTTGTACATATATTCCCGGTTTACGAAAATATTTTGATAATGGGTTCTCATTGGTGTTCATTTGTTTGTCCTTTGATAAATACAGTATAATGAAGATAGTAATTAAGTATATACATAATTATTTATCTTATCTAATAACTACGAAGTTTTTATAACTATTTTAGAGGTATTTCATGGCAGAAGAACAAGATGTGTTTATTTCGGGCATAAGTGGTAGTATCCAGCAATGGGGTACAGAAGCGACTGCAACGAAAATGGAACAAACACTCCAGAAGATGGCTGCTCAAAACTCAGCAATGACGCAACTCCTCACTGCGATAAAGAATGGTGAGAGTGTATCACAGTCGCAGGCGGCTAAGGCAGTAACTGCTACAAAAAATACAGTTAAAGCGACAGAAAAAGCCTCGAGTAAAGAAACCCAAGGCACTGCCAGAACTCATGGAATACTGAACAATCTTTCTCAGAGTGTTAAAGACGGATGGAGTGGTTCATCAAGTGGTATTATTGACCAGTTGCGAAAGAATCAACTGGAAGCAACTAAACTAGAAAGAGATACCCAACGATTAATACAATCAGGTATGTCTAGAGATGACGCTGTTTCAACCTTAAAGCAAGAAAAAAGACAAGAAGAGCAACTGGGCTTTTTCAAAAAAGCGGCTTTGGGTGTTATCGCCTTAAGTGCGGGTGCCGAAGAAGCATCTATGGCTGGATTCGAACAACGATTTGATTTGGCGTCAGACATACGTCAGTCTGGTCTTATGGCAGGAATTGGTGGCTTAAATGAGGGGTTCATTTCAATTGCAAATACAATCAGTGAAACTGGATTTACTTTTGGACAAGCGGCAGACTTTACTAAACAATTTTCTCAAGCAGTTGGCGTAGTTGGCGTAAAGAGTACCTTAGACTTTGTTAATACTATTGCAAGAGCAGAAGGCGGCATAATGGACCAATTTAGTATGGAATTTGGACCAGTTGCTCATCTCGCCGGAGAATACTTGGACTCACTGAGAATTTCAGGTCAATTACAAGGCAGAGACCAACAGCAATTAAGAGCGGGCATGGACAGTTTTATGAACAATGTACAAGCCACTTCAAATGTATTGAAAGTTTCTATGGAAGAAGCGGCAAGTATACTGAAGAACAGTTTAGATGATGAATCACAAGGCATGCTTTTAACACTTCCAAGGGAAATGCGAAGTTCAATTGAAAGTGGAATGAAAATGATGGGTGGAATGAAAAATCCATTAGCCGAATTAATAACAGCAAGATTGGGAGCAGGCGAAACTAACTTCATGCAAACATCTCAATTTCAAGAAATGGCTGGAACCATGGCTGGACAAAAAATGATAGGCTTTTCACAACAGGCAGCCACTGTATTAGAAACACAAGGCGATGACGCATTTCAAGGTTTTATGGCACAAGAAGGAACAGCATTTATTCAAGATTTGATTGCTACTATGTCTGACCCAGCCAATAGGTCAGTTGCAATCGCTGATGGGACCATGGCAATGATAGCACAAATTGCCGAATATATGCAAACACTTCCTGAAATTGGTCAAAAAATATCTGGCGGTGATACTGGTAAAAAAGGCGCAGATGCTGTAATGATGGAAAACAGGGACCAGAAAGTTCAAGCACAAGTGTCCCAAGAATCAGCAATCAACACTTTAATGCCTGGTTTTATTGATAACGTAAGAAACTTGACTAACACGAACAGAGCATTCGCTGAACAAGCCGAAAGGACAATTAAAGCAAACGCAAATATTATCGATGGAATGAATAATGCGGCAACCGGTGTGAAACAGGTAGTAGTAACTATTGGAAATGTTGGATTGAAGTTATTAAGTGCTCCTGCACTTATTGGCGACTTTGCTGGTAGCCTTTTTGGAACTAATGTATTCAGTAATGATAATAGAACTGCAACAGACTTTACCTCTAATAATGATGGCGGAATCCGAACGCAGAGCGACAAACAAGCGAAACAATTTCAAGAGTATACAGCAGATATGATAAAGCAAATTAAGAATAATAAAGAAGCAGATATTTTAGAAAAACAGGGCGCTGCCCAAACATTAAAGAACACATTATTATCTATGATGCAAGGCAACACCGCAGAAGGCTCAACGAATGTAGATGCTACACAACAAAGAATATTGGCTCAATTAAATCAACTTCTTAAAGAGTTACGAGAGAATTAAAGTAGAATGGTTGACAATGAACATGGAATATGTTAATATAAATAAAAGAACTAGGAATCAATTATGACTTGGAAAAAGTACTTTAAAACATACGATGGTATATCACGCCCATCTGTAGAAACTGGACCAGCATCAAACAATGCTTCGAGTTCAAAATATAGCAGTTGGCTGCCAGAAGTCTATATGGGACAACCCAATAGAACTCAACGATATGGACAATATGACCAAATGGACATGGATTCCGAAGTTAATGCGGCGTTAGATACAATTGCTGAGTTCTCTACTTTGTTTAGTGAAACTACTAAACTACCATTTCACGTTCAATACAATGATGACCCATCGTTTACTGAAAACGAAGTTCTTCAAAAATCATTGCGCCAATGGTGTTCAATGAACAAAATGAACAAACGTATTTTTAGAATTTTTAGAAATACAGTCAAATATGGCGACCAATTATTCGTAAGAGACCCACAGACATATAAGTTATATTGGGTAAATCCATCAAAAGTTGAAAAAGTTGTTGTAAACGAAGGCAAAGGTAAGAAAATTGAAGCCTATTATATCAAAGATTTAGATATCAATATGCAAAGTCTTAACATTACGGCGGACACAGTAAAACTATCGCAAACTGGTAGTCAGAAGATGGGTATTCCTACATCTACTGCTGGCATGCAACAGAGTTATTCTTCTGGTGCTGAAGGCCAAGGTTCAAGGTTTGCACAAGATGTAACTACAACGGCGATTGACGCCAAGCATGTTATTCATGTGTCTTTAAGTGAAGGTATCGACCAATACTGGCCGTTTGGTACAAGTATGCTTGAGCCTGTATTTAAAGTATACAAGCAAAAAGAATTATTAGAAGATAGTATTATTATCTATCGTGTGCAACGTGCGCCAGAACGTAGAGTATTTTATATTGATGTTGGTGATATGCCAACTCATAAAGCACGACAACATTTAGAACGTATTAAGAATGAAATTCATCAACGAAGAATCCCATCTAAAACAGGTGGTGGTGCTAACGTTGTTGATAGTGCATACAATCCACTTTCTATTATGGAAGATTACTTCTTTGCTCAAACGGCTGAAGGTCGTGGTTCTAAAGTCGAAACACTTCCAGGTGGCGAGAACTTAGGTCAAATTGATGACTTGAAGTTCTTTAATGATAAACTATTAAGAGGTTTACGTGTTCCACCAAGTTATTTGGGTGGTATGGATGCAAATGGTTCTGCGTTTAATGACGGACGAACTGGTACTGCAATGATACAAGAGTTTAGATTTACGAAATATTGCGAAAGACTACAACAACTTATTGTTGAAGAACTAGATAAAGAATTTAAGATGTTCTTAAAACATCGTGGCGTTATGATTGAAAGTAGTTCTTTTGATTTGGCATTTAATACTGTACAAAACTTTGGTAAGTATCGTCAAGCAGAAGTAGACCAAGTAGCAATGAATGTATTTACAAGTGTCGAAAGTGCAGATTACATCAGTAAACGTTTTGCAATGAAACGTTTCTTAGGACTATCTGAAGAAGAAATCTTAGAAAATTCAATGATGTGGAAAGAAGAGAACGATGTTGAAGACCCAATGCAAGGCAGTGATGACGGGCTTAAAGGGGTTGGAGCATCACCAGGACCCGGAGGTGGCGACTTTGATGGCGGCGCTGAAGACTTCGATGACTTAGAAGGTGATGACGAAGAAGGTTCTGTTATATCTGGTGCTGAAAATGCCGAAGATGATACAGAAACAGACGAGAATGTATAAATACTAGTATGAAATATATTGAAATAAATGAAAACTATTCGCCAGAAGAGGACGAGTTTAACGCTATCGATTTAGAAGATACTCGTAAATCTCGCTTGACTCTTGAACACCTTTCTAAACTTAGAAAGATAAGAGAGTACAGAAAGTTCCAAAAAGCATCTGATAACGAACAAGTTAAGAAGCAATATGGCGGCTCAGCAGATGCAACGGCGGCTGGTGCTGGAGAATTAGACTTATAATATCTATATTTTTGTTATTAAGTATAGTTTTAAAGAATAGTAAAACTTACTAAATATCTTAGGTTAAGAGCAATAACCTTAAAAACTGCTCATTTCCGAGTGTATCATCGATATACTCACTTAATCCCTATAAATACTTGTGTATGAAACCCACTATAGACTTAATATGAGTATATGTGTGTTCGTTTCTATAACCTGCCGCGATTGGTGGCTATGAATAAGATTTTTAAGGAGACTTAACATGTCAAGAAGTACACTAGAACAAGTGCTAGAATTGTTAATCAATGAGGAAACTGCAAAAGCCGAATCGCTTTTACATGACTTCGTTGTTGAACAAGCACGACAAATCCACGAGGATTCTCTTAACGAAAGCGACACAGTTGTAGAAGAAGAACTTGAGGAAATTGAAGAAACAGATGAAGTTGAAACTTTGAACGATGATATCGAGCAAGATTCTGACGAAATCGAAACAGAAGAAATTTTTGATGACGAAGAAATGTCTGACGATGATGCTGAAGAAGACCTAGAAATGGGTGAAGAAGAGCCAGCGGAAGAGATTGAAGACAGAGTTGAAGATTTAGAGTCAGCATTAGCAGACCTAGAAGCAGAATTTGAAAAAATTATGTCAGGTGAAGATGATGCAGAAGATGAAGACGAAGAAGGCGAAGACATGGACATGGATATGGACATGGATTTAGATATTGATGAGCCAGAAATGGAAGAGTCAGTTGAAGAAACTTTCGAAGAAGCAGAAGAAACTGATGAATCAGTTGAAGAAGCGGCATCTGAAGACTTAGACGAAGACGAAAAGTTGGAAGAGTATACTATTCCAGCAACTGCTAAAGAAGGCGATGATGGAGAAGGTTCTTCACCAGTAGCCAAAGATGGTGGTGCAGACGAAAGTGATGCAGGACCAGTTGGACAAAATGATGGTAACACATCAGGCGGCTCAGCAAAAGCAGAAGATATGAAAACAGGTAATGTAAACACAGTTGGCAATAAAAAAGCGCCAGCGCCGAAAAAAGCCTAAGTAATATAACTCTATTTGGAGAAACCAATGACCGTTCTTATTGAAAAATATACACATAATCAAGCAAATGTTAAATCAAGAATTGTTGAAACGGAAGATGGTGGTAAGAGTATGTTCATGGAAGGTATTTTCGTCCAAGGTGACGTTAAGAATGCTAACCAAAGAATGTACCCTGCAAGTGAAATTTCCAAAGCAGTGGAATCAGTCCAAGCAAGAATTAAGGATGGATATCCAGTGTTAGGCGAATGCGACCACCCACCTGAGTTGACAGTAAATGTTGACCGTGTTTCACACATAATTGAAAACATGTGGATGGATGGTGCAAACGGCTTTGGTAAACTGAAGATTGTTCCTACGCCAATGGGTAACATTATTAGAACATTAATCGAATCAGGTGCCACTTTAGGTGTCTCGTCTCGTGGTTCTGGTGAAGTTGACCACGCTGGTAAAGTGAGCAATTATGAAATTATCACTGTCGATATTGTGGCACAGCCAAGTGCCCCGGACGCATATCCGAAAGCAATATACGAAGGATTGATGAACATGAATGGCGGCTTCGAAACATGGAAGTTAGCACAGAATGTTCAAATGGACAAGTCGGCTCAAAAGTACTTGTCAAAAGAAATAGTTAAGTTCATTAGAGAACTTAAACTTTAATAGAAGAAGGAGAACCAACAATGGTAACAAATGAAATCCTTGCTGGTCTTCTTGAGTCTGATGTTTTATCTGAAGAAGTTTCAGTGCAAATATCAGAGGCTTGGGAAGCACAAATAAATGAAGCAAGAGAGGAGATAACAGCCGAGTTGCGTGAAGAGTTCGCACAAAAGTTTGAACACGACAAATCAGTAATTGTAGAAGCCATGGATAACATGCTTTCAACAGCAATTAAAACTGAAATGGAAGAGTTCAAGACAGACCGTGAACAACTAATCGCAGAACGTGTTGCATACAAGAAAGCAATTTCTGAACATGCATCTCTCCTTGAAAAATTCATTACTTCTCAATTAGCGTCAGAAGTTAAAGAATTACGTGACGACCGTGCTAAAGTTAACGAACATTTAGATAGAACTAAAGACTTCGTTGTTAAACAACTTTCACGTGAACTTGCGGAATTCCACGATGATAAGCGTGACTTAGTGGAAACTAAAGTACGCATGGTAGCAGAAGGTAAAGAAATTCTTACTAAAACTAAGGATTCATTTATCAAGCGTTCAGCAGAATTAGTCGAAAAGACTATCGAAACTGCTCTACGTTCTGAATTGGCTGTTCTTAAAGAGGACATCCAAGCGGCGAAAGAAAACGAGTTTGGCCGTAAAATTTTTGAAACATTCGCAGGCGAATTCATGACATCACAATTAAGTGAAGGTACTGAAGTTGCTAAGATTACTAAAAAATTAGAAGAAACTGCATCCACGATTGCTAAATTGGAAGCAACAATTACTGAAAAAGAAGAAGCCATTTCAAGCGTTTCAACTGCGAAGAAAGTGCTAGAAGACAGAATGGACCGAAACAAGGTCATGGAAAGTCTTTTATCGCCTCTAGGCAAAGAAAAGCGTACGGTAATGAGTGACTTACTTGAAACAGTAAAAACAACTAATTTAAAATCTGCATTTAAGAAATATTTACCTGCAGTTTTGAATGAAAGTGTCTCTACAGAGACAAAACAATCGTTAAATGAAGGCAAAGTAACAGAACACACTGGCGACAGAGACGAAGAAGTAGTAACTACTTCATCAACTCCATCACAGAGTAGCGATGCCAATATAATTCAGTTAAAAAAATTGGCTGGACTTAAATAATAACCAGAAACAGGAGAAAAAGATGGAAAATCTTTTCGAAGGAAATAACTGGGACACTACACGTGAAACACTTCTAGATGGTCTAGAAGGTAACAAGCGTGACGTAATGTCAACAGTTTTAGAAAACACAAAACAAGCACTTACAGAAAGTGCTTCAGCAGGTGCATCACAGGCTGGTAATATTGCTACTTTGAACAAAGTTATTTTACCAATCATCAGACGTGTTATGCCTACTGTAATTGCAAACGAAATCATCGGCGTACAGCCAATGACTGGTCCAGTTGGACAAATTCACTCACTACGTGTAAGATATGCGGAAACTACTGGCGGTGCAACTGCTGGTTCTGAAGCACTTTCACCTTTTGATATCGCACAGTCTTATTCAGGCGACGGTTCATCGGCTCCAGCCGGTACAGCGTCAATGGAAGGCGATGCAGGTAACAAAATGTCAATTCAAGTGTTAAAGCAAACAGTTGAAGCGAAGACACGTAAATTATCAGCACGTTGGACATTTGAAGCGGCACAAGATGCTAATTCAATGCACGGCTTAGATGTTGAAGCAGAAATCATGGCAGCACTTGCTATGGAAATCACTGCTGAAATCGACCAAGAAGTTCTAGGTTCACTAGGCTCTCTTGCTACGGGCACAGCATCATTTGATATGAATGGTACATTTACTGGTACTCCAACTTTCGTTGGTGACAGACATGCGGTACTTGCAACTATGATGAATCGTGAAGCGAACTTAATCGCTCAACGTACTCGTAGAGGCGCGGCAAACTGGGCAGTTGTTTCACCTGCGGCACTTACAGTGCTACAGTCAGCAACTACATCAGCATTTGCTCGTACTACTGAAGGTACTTTTGAAGCACCTACAAACACTAAGTTTGTTGGTACTCTAAACGGTACTATGCGTATCTATGTAAATACATATGCTTCAGACACAACAGATGTTCTTTTAGGCTATAAAGGTCAAGGCGAAATTGACGCGGCTGCGTTCTATTGCCCATACGTTCCTTTAATGTCATCAGGCGTTGTGGTTGACCCATCAACTTTCGAACCAGTAGTTTCATTCATGACTCGTTACGGGTATGTTGAATTGAACAACACTGCATCATCACTTGGTAATGCGGCTGACTACGTTTCAAAAATTGCTATGGCAAACCTTTCATTCGTATAATATTTTATTATATATTGAATATAGAAAGCCACCTTCGGGTGGCTTTTTTATTGCCTGTTTCTAACCCATAAGATAAATACATATAATAATAACTTATTAGTATTTTGGAATAGCACATGGCAGAACAAATCAAATTTGGTGACAATCTCTACCTTCAAGGTGAAAGACTAGTATTAGATAACGGCGCAAATGCAGGTGTTATTTCTTCTGAAAATGGTACAGTTAAAATTGAGGGTAACCTCACAGTAACAGGCACAACAACTACTGTAAATTCTGAAACTGTAACTTTTGCAGATAGCACATTGCTTCTTAATTCAAATGAAACTGGGACTCCCTCTGAAGACGGTGGAATTGAAATTGAAAGAGGAACAGCCACAAATAAATTACTAACATGGTCTGAATCTTCAGATAAATGGACAGTTGGTGCAGAAACTTTTGTTGCTGGCAAATTTGAAGGTCCATTAACGGGCACCACTACTGGTTTACATTTAGGTGGATTAGATACACAAGGTGCAGACCTTCTTAGTACTGGATTATCTGAATTGAATGATGTTCGAATCTGGCTTGGTTCAATTAATGACACAACAATAGGTGCAATAACTCCAGCGGCAGGCACATTCAGTACTATTACTGGTGATGGCACAGCAATAACTAATGTTCTAGCAAATTATACAACTACTAATTTACCTGAAGGCACAAACAAATACTTTACTGATGAAAGAGTTGATGACCGAATTGATTCATTGTTTACAAATGCATACGGAATAAGTGGAACTTACAATGATGCGGGCAATGTATACACTTTAGCATTTGACCCAGTTAATGCAGGTTCAGCCATTGCTGTATTAGATACAACAGACACAACTCAAGCAAAGTTTAGAACCATCCGTGAAGGACAAGTAGGAACTGGCGGCAATGGAGACTTAACTGTCACATTATCGGGAGATGAAATTGTAATTGACACAACTAATAAATTAAATGAGTTAGCATACAACACATATACTGGTATTGGGTCGGTTAGTGTGTACAGTTTACCATATTCAGTGTCACAAGATTGGCAAGCGTTAGTTTATATTGATGGAGTTATTCAACACCCAATAACAAACTATACAATTTCTGGAACAACATTAACATTAACTACTCCGTTGCCAAATGCTTCTAAGATGAATGTTATAAAGATGGCAACAAATTCAGTAGCAAGTCCTATAACAAATGCAAATACCTTAGGTGGAAATCTTCCAGCACACTTTTTAGATTGGGCACAGTTCACAGGAACACCAACTACAATTGCAGGATATGGAATTACAGATGCAACTAATGTAGCAAGACAGGCAATTTTTGTTTCTGGTGATTTAAATTATGACAGTAATTCTGGTGAAATATCTACGACATTCACATTACCTGCAAATATTGTTTATGATAATAGTCATCAAGCACTTCATTGGTCATCTGCATTATCTATTTCTGGTAATGTAATTACGTTAACAAAAGGTGACTCTTCAACTGAAACTGTATCAGTTCCAGCGGGTTATACAGATGCAATGGCTGATGTAAGGGCACAATTAAAAATTGATGCTTTAGTAGATTCAGCACCTGGTTCATTAGATACATTAAACGAATTGGCCGCGGCACTTGGAGATGATGCCAACTTTAGTACAACAATAACAAATCAAATAGCGGCAATGAGTCCTACAGGGAATATTATTCCATCAGCCGATAACACGTATAATTTAGGAAGCACTTCTAACAAGTATGCCAACATATATGGACATTCAATTCACGCAACATATGCCGACCTTGCAGAACGATATGCAACTGATGTTCCTTATTTAAAAGGAACAGTTGTAGTTTTTGGTGGCGAGGCAGAGATAACAACAACGACAGAAGCAAAAGATGTCTCAGTAGCAGGAGTTATTTCTACAAATCCAGCCCTTAAGATGAACGCAGATGCCGGTAATTCACAAACACATCCTTACGTTGCACTAAGAGGAAGAGTTCCATGTAATTTTATTGGACCCGTATCAAAAGGTGACTTGATTGTTACAGCAGATAATGAGCCGGGATATGCTCAAAGCATTGGCAAGAATGATGCAGGTCGTTCAGTCTTTGCAAAATCATTAGAAACAGACTTAACAGAAGGTAAAAAACTGATTGAAGTAGTTATTCTATAATTAACTCAGTTCTTAATATTATTAACTGTAAGTATTGCTTTCAGCGTCATTTACATAAATACTATTGTAATGAGAAGATAAAGGGTCTCATTATAAATCATGTAGTAGACAACACGGCTTAGCGGGCTCGTCTACTACTAGGCTAACCTTTGTCTTAGTCGAGGGGATTTATCAACTAATGGTAGATTCATCATTAGAAATTATTTTATAAAATAAAAGACAGGAGAAATTAAATGGCAGCATATGCAATTCAATTCCGACGTGGCACAACGACTGAGCATTCATCATTTACCGGTTTACTGGGTGAAGTTACAGTTGATACAACTAAGAAAACGATAGTTGTACACGACGGTTCAACAGCGGGTGGTTCGCCCCTAGCACTAGAAGGTGCATCAATATCATCATCAACAGGTGCGTTCTCAAGTAACGTAACAGTTGGTGGCACACTTGGAGTTACCGGTTTGACAACAATGTCAGGCGCGGCAGCAGTAACTGGAAATCTAACGATGACTGGTCACGTATTACCAAGTGCAAACGTAACTTACGACTTAGGCTCAACATCAATGATGTGGCGTGATGTCTACATTGGCCCAGGTTCATTATACATTAACGGTAAGAAAGTTATTGAAGATGACTCAGGAACAATCAGCATTACAACAGATGCAGATGAAGACCTTAAGTTTACTACAAGTGGAACAGGTACATTAAAACTAATTTCAAGTAATGGTATTAACATTACTGGTGAATTAGGTGCAGTTTCGGGTGATTTACAAATCGGTGACCACATCGATATGAACTCATCATTAATTAAAGAACTAGCAACTCCGGTTTCTAGTACTGATGCGGCAAACAAATCATACGTTGATTCAACGTCTGCTTCAGCAGTAACAGGCGGTTCAAACGCCGGTTCATTTACTAGTGTAACAACTTCAGGTGACGCTACAATTAGCGGTAACTTGACAGTTTCTGGCACAACAACTACAGTTAACACAACAGACGTAACGTTTGAAGACAACATGTTTGTTCTTAACTCAAACACAACTGGCACACCTACTGAAAACTCAGGTTTTGAAGTAGAGCGTGGCGATTCATTAAACGTTCAGTTCTTATGGAACGAAACAGATGACAGATGGTCAACTGGTTCAAACACATTCCACGCTGGCTCAATTGTTGGTCCATTGACTGGCAATGTAACTGGTAATTTAACTGGTAATATGGACGGTACTGTTGGTACTAATACTCCAGCAGTTGGACATTTTACAAACGTAAATGCTTCAGGTACTATTACTGGTGATGTAGCAGGTAACGTAACTGGTAACGTAACTGGTAACACTTCGGGTTCTGCAGGTACTGTAACAAGTATTGCGGCTCACTTAGTTGACGAAGACAATATGGCTTCAGACAGTGCAACTCAAGTTCCTTCACAGCAATCAGTTAAGGCTTATGTTACGAGTCAAATCGCAACTAAAGACAATACTGATGAAATGACTGAAGGTTCAACTAACCTATATTTTACAGATGCAAGAGCAGATGCTCGTATTGCCACTGTATTGGTTGACAGTGACGCTATGTCTGGACACAGTGCAACAACACTTGCTTCTGGTGAATCAATCAAGGCTTATGTTGATGCTCAAACTACTGCGGAAGTTGCAGAAGATGGTAATCTATATTACACAGACACAAGAGCCCGTTCGGCAATTAGTGTTGCAGGTGATTTATCTTACAACTCAGGCACTGGTGTTATTTCGTCAAGTGGACTTGCTTCTTCTACAACAGATAACTTAGCAGAAGGTTCAAGCAACTTATACTATACAGATGCTAGAGCAGATGCTCGTACGGCAGTTTCAACAGCAACTAATACTACGGCATGGGAAGCATATGCTGACCAGGCAGAAGTAGATGCAGAATCGGCAGCGGCAACAGATGCAACAACAAAGGCTGACCAAGCACTTGTTGATGCAAAAGCATACGCAGATACGGCAGAATCTGACGCAGTTGCGTCAGCAGAGTCGAAAGACGCAGTTAGAGCCACAGCGGCAATCGCTTACACAGATGGAAGAGAAACTGCAATTACTTCTGCATACCAAACATATGCAGATACGGCAGAAACCGATGCAATCGCTTCAGCAGAGTCGAAAGACGCAGTTAGAGCCACAGCGGCCAATTCTTACACAGATTCCGCAATTGCGGCTTTGGCAGACTCAGCACCAGGCACACTAGATACGTTAAACGAACTAGCGGCAGCCTTAGGTGATGATGCATCATTTAGCACAACTGTTACTAACTCTATTGCTACTAAATTGCCATTGGCAGGCGGTGCAATGACAGGTGCAATTACTACTAACTCTACATTTGACGGCAGAGATGTTTCATCAGATGGTTCTAAGTTAGATGGTATTGAAGCCTCAGCAGACGTAACAGATGCGACAAACGTAACGGCAGCAGGTGCAGTAATGGACTCTGAACTTACAGCAATCGCTCATGTTAAATCTCTTAACCAAGCACTAACAACTTCATCTTCACCTTCATTTACGGCCGTAACAGCGACCGACTTTCATGGTGAAGCAACAACGGCTAAATATGCCGACCTTGCTGAAAGATATTCTGCTGATGCAGTATATGAAGAAGGCA